TCATTTGCTCTCCTTGTTTGATTGTTTTTTTTTGGAATGTACTAATTATTTTCACTAGTAATTTATATATAGCAACTATATAGCAGATTGCAATAGGCAAAATAAAAAAAAATAAAATAATTTTAGAAAGGAACAAACGTGGAACAACAATTATTATTGCTCAATTCAAATACCAGAAAACAGCTAAAAGAATTGGCCTCCCAGGATGGCAGATCAATTTCTAAGTACATTGAAAAATTGATTGAAAGAACCTGGAGGCAGAAAAATGGCAAAAAAAAAGCTGCTTAAAAAAGATTTGATCTATAGCAACGTAAGAAAGATCATTGACCAACAACAAGATAAATCCAGGGCCAAATTTGGAATTACAATGCAGGCCAGAAAGAAACCATTAAAGGTATGGATAAGAGATACGCAGGAGGAGCTTGTTGATACTTTGCTTTACCTTGAAAAGATTAAATATGATTTACCGAAAGCCCATTTGGGCCACAAAAGTAACAAAGGAAAACATTGATTGGCTTACTGATAAAATTTATGATTTATGCAAGGAATATTTGAGGCAAGAGGAAGTTTCTAAATCATTCATTTATCAGCAACTCAAGAAAGAATTAGATGGGGAAAAAGAAAAAAAGTCCAACTGATTACAGGTTGTATATCCATTTGCCTATTAGAGCTTACAAGGATCCAAACCTGCGGCAGCACAGGCAGGCTTTGTTTGTTCTCGCAGCTCTATGCTCATACACTGACTATAGAGGCATTTGTTGGCCGAACCAGGCGACACTAGCTAAGGATCTGAAAGTGTCCAGGCAAGCTGTGTCCAGGTACATAAGAAAGCTTATTGAATGGAAGTATATTAAATATGCTAGAAAGGAATTTAAGGGCCAGAAAGGCAACGTCTATTTTGTGATTTATGATCTAAAAACTACAGAGGAAATGGCTCGTAAGAATGTGTCATTGGCCAAGCACGATATACCAACTCTGGAGCAGGAAGAAGCCAAGGAAACAATTAACAAGGTTATTAACAATAGCAAGGTTATTAACAGCAATCCACAAAGGAAGGGAAACCTACAGGTTGACAAAACTAAGGTAAGGGAAACCTCTGAGGTTGCGGACAGGGAAACCTCTGATGTTGCACGTAACGTATCATATAACGTTAATAATAATATTAAGGATAATAAGCTAAAAAGATTGTTAATGCTTTATATGAAAAAAGCTATAATGGAAGTCTATGGAAAAGACTTTCAGTACAGTTTCAGACAAGAGGATGAGGCTCAGAAAATGATTGATGAGGGATTAGATGTAAATGAGGAAGTTTTTGAGAAGATGAAGCAGGCTTTGCTTTGGTTTAGAGGAAAGGAGCCTATGAAAGATGCTCCAGGACATATAAACTTCTTTAAACCATTCTTAATCAAGCAGAATAAAGCTCCTTTAGACATCAAATCTATGATAAAGAACCTATCTAATAGAAGGAAAATATAATCTATGTACAAAATCCAAACGTTGAATTAGTTTTTGAACAATGCGAAAAGCTAGAAAAATAAAAAATAAGGGTGGTACCAAGTCTAGGAACCGCCTAAAAAAAGCGACTATGCGGCCCCCAGGCCCACCAGGTACGTATGGGGGTATCTCTAAAAATTTTCCTAATTCCATAAAAGAAAAAAAAATGGTTTTAATTTTGTGGAATGATGCAGTATCTATTGAAGAAAGCGGTTGGAAAAAATTATCAGAAGTAAAAAATATGCAAGCAGCTAAAAGTTTTCAGTTAGGTTGGATCGTTGATGAAACTAAGGACAAGATAACCCTTTGTGCAGCCATTTCCCCAGGAGAAACTCCAGAGGAGGAAGATGATGTTGACCACGATTTAACTGTTGAAAAAAAATGGATCAAAGAGATCTATGAACTTAAACCTAGGAGGATAAATGCAAAAGACGTTTTTAAAATTAACAGCTTATAAAAACGATAAACCAAAAGGCCCCAAGTATTCTTGGAAGAAGTTTAAAATACAGGAAGATATAACCTTAAAGGCAGGAACCTATGATATTGATATTTGGGAAAACTGGAGAGAAAAAAAGGTTGATGATAGGGGCAACAAGAAGGAACAAGAGTATATGACAGTTGAAATCAAGGAACCCTGGAGCAAGAACTCAGATGCACTGATTGATGAGATGAAAGCAGGTGTTACCAAGAGCTTTGTTCCTGAAGATAACCTTGATGATGAAATACCCTTTTAAATGGACATACAGCAGCTTATAAGGGTTAAGTTTGTAAAATGGGGGTACAAGCCTTCAAAAAGTACAAACACCACTCCTGAGCCTTTAAAATCGGTTTTCTTCTATGTGGAAAAGGAAGAAGATATTGAAATGTTATTTAATACAGATTTAAGCAACGTACACTTGGAGAGAGATGGCAAAGTTAAAAAGCGATAGATCACACCCAGTAGTTAAGTTTGGCGGTGTAAGGATGCTACAAAAAAGGATCAAACGTAGCGAAGTCATAGACCATAACAAGGATGCTGTGGCCCAGGAGCTTGTGGATCTATCCTTATCTGATATTACCGATATTATAAATTGGGAGGAAGGAAAGATTAGGCTTAAAGAAATACACGAAATCCCAAGGAAAGCATTAAGGGCAATTAAAAAAATTAGAGTTTATGGCAAGGATAATTCTAATTTTGAAGTTGAGATGCACGATAAAATCAGAACCTTGCAAACAGTAGCTAAGGCAGCAGGATTATTAGAACAGGAGAAATCAGATGATGATAAACCTGCTGTAATTGGTATAAGGATTGAAGGGCCTGAAAAAGTAGAAATTAGGGAGATGAGATATGCGAAGAAGCATAACGAAAGAGGAAGTGGACAGATTGACAGTGTTAATGTTGAAAACACACGTGAACGACAAGACACTGGCGAGCAGGATCGGCCTGAAGAAGAATGAGCTAAGAAATCTTTTTTCTGGAACTAGAACCGAAGATGAAGCTAGGATCAAAGCTCTGTTTAATTATCTTGAAGGAGAAGAACATAGACAAAGGCTTGATAAAATGCGACAGAGTGGATTATGAAAACAGTTATAATAATTTTATGGTTAGCAATAAATCCTTATGCTTACGAAAAAGTTGAAATTGTAGCTGACTATCAACCTAGCGATTGGGATTGTAGTTTCGTTTTATCTAACGTAGCAAGACTAAACGAAAAACAAAATGCTTATATTTACGATAATAAATTAGTAGTTGGTTATCAATGCGGAGAATTAGTAGAGCAAAAGAATTCATAAAAATAAAAAAAAAGAAACAGTGGCTGCTATGGAATGTTTATCACAGTATCTTAGCTTTGCTTTTGTTTGGACTATTTACAATAGAGCTTATAGAACTTATTAGATATTGGTAATGGAAGATCTAAAATTTAATTTTAAAAAATCTCCTACAGTTTATGATTTCTTACAAGACAATAGTTTTGTTAGAGGAATAGTTGGGCCAGTTGGATCTGGAAAATCTTATGCTTGTGCAGCCGAAGTTTTTATGCGTGCTGTAAAACAAAAGCCTAGCCCAAAAGATGGAATTAAATATTCAAGGTTTGTTGTAGTAAGAAACTCATATCCAGAGTTAAGGACTACTACAATTAAAACTTGGCAAGAGATTTTTCCAGAAAATATTTGGGGAGGAATGAGATGGTCGCCTCCTATATCGCATCATATTAAATTACCTGCGAGAGAAGGAGCTGCAGGGATTGATTGCGAAGTTATATTCCTAGCTTTGGATCAGCCAAAGGATGTTAGAAAACTTTTATCACTAGAGCTTACAGGAGCTTGGGTTAACGAAGCAAGAGAATTACCTAAACAAGTTATTGATGGATTAACACACCGAGTTGGAAGGTATCCTTCTAAAGCAGATGGTGGCCCATCCTGGCGAGGAGTTTGGATGGATACGAACCCAATGGAAGATGACCACTGGTGGTATGATATTTCTAAAAAAGGAAATTTACCAAAAGGAAAATTTGGTTGGAAATTTTTTGAACAGCCTGGCGGTGTTGTTGAAGTTACCCAGGATGAATTACCAGAAATGCCAGAAGCTAATGGTTATACTTTTTCAGCAGGTACCTGGTGGAAAGAAAATGAAAAAGCAGAAAACATAAATAATTTACCAAGCGGATATTATACTCAGATCCTTGCAGGTAAATCCAAAGATTGGATTAGATGTTATGCTGAAGGTAAATATACTTTCGTACAAGATGGCAAACCAGTATGGAGTGAATATGATGATGGTACAATGTGTGTTGAAAGATTGGAACCAGATCCAGGCTATCCTATTGTGATAGGGTTAGACTTTGGTTTAACTCCTGCTGCAGTATTCTGTCAAAGACTTGGAAATGGAAGATGGCACGTGCTGCACGAACTTGTAACTTTTGATATGGGCCTAGAAAGATTTGGTCAAATATTAAAATCAGAATTAGAAATTAAATTTCCAAAATACGATTTATCAATATGGGGAGATCCTGCAGGTAGCTCCAGGGATCAGATCTATGAAGTTACAGCCTTTGAACATTTAAAATCTTTAGGGATCCTTGCAAAGCCTACAGCAACAAATGATTTCAAAACTAGACGTGAAGCTGTTGCAGCTCCTATGACAAGATTAATTCAAGGCAAGCCAGGATTTTTAATTGATAGTAGATGCAGCAAGATTAGAAAATCTTTATCTGGTGGTTATCACTACAAGCGAGTACAAATTTCTGGACAAGAAAGATTTAAAGATCAACCAAATAAAAACCAACACTCACACGTTGGAGATGCCCTGGGGTATGCTTTGTTAGGTGGTGGAGAATTTAGAAGATTAACAAGACCAAACCAAACTGGATTTATTAGATCTGCTTTAGCTAAATTAGATTTTGATTTATGGTAGAATTACATATTGACGAACTCCAAAAACTTATGAGCCTGGATGGTGTGAATAAAAAAATTATTCCTTTTCATTCTAAACATTTATGGTTAATCAATATGAGAGAACACGAAAAAAAATATTTTAAATATATTCCGAACTATGAAAGCTACCTTGCTAAAAATACAATTCATAATGCTTCTTACACTGGTTTGTATTTTGGCTCGCCAGTTGTATCTTTTGGTCTATTAAACATATTCCCTGGAGTGGCTGAAGCCTGGCTAATACCTAGCAAAGAATTGAATTTATTAAAGGTTGCCCTGCCTTTTCATAAGGCTACCAAGGCTTTTTTTGCAAATGCTTTTAGATTATTTAATCTTAGAAGGATACAATGCACAGTAGATATTTCTAATAAAGATGCTTTGAAGTGGATAGAAACTATGTTATTTACCAGAGAAGGCATAATGAAAAAATTTGGGCCTGAAGGAACAGATTACGTTATGTATAGTAGAATAAAACAATAGGAGAAAATTATGGGCGGAATAATATCTAAACCTTCTGTACCTGCTCCCCCACCTCAAGTGGAAGCAGATGTATCAGCAAGAGAAAAGCAAGTCGCTGCACAAGAAGCAAGAGGCAAACAAGAGCTTTCAAGACGAGTAAGAGCTAGAGTTGGCGGAGGAAGAAGGCAATTAATTTCTCAAGCTAGACAAGATGCAGAAGCAGGAGTACCTTTTGGAAGTAGCGGAACTTTAGGATATACAAGAAATGTCTAATTCTGAAAAAGAGAAAATAGAAAAAGCAAAAGAAAAACTAAAAAGAAATCCTGACAAGAAAAAAACTTTAAAGGAGAAAAGAGATGCCAAAAGTAACAAGTAAAGATGGCAAGATAAGACACTTTCCATACAGCAAAAAAGGTGTTGCTCAAGCTAAGATGTATGCAAAAGCCTCTGGCGGTAAAATGGAAATGGATATGAAATCTGCTATGAAAAGAAAAATAGGAAAGAAAAAATGAAAAAAGAAGGACTATACGCAAACATCAATCGTAGAAAAAAACTTGGAATTTCTAGGCCAAAATCTAAATCAACAATCTCAAAAGATAGTTGGCAAAGAATGAAAGAAGGATTTAAAAAAAAGAAATGATAGTTTTTGGACACACACCTAGAGAGTGGAAAAGAAGATTTTTAAATAACAAGTGGTTATTTATTAGTTATGTTGTAGTATTTATTTTAGGAGCTTTGATTTTTTAATGGTTGCTAAGAAATATCAAAATCCTTCTGGTGGATTAAACGAGAAGGGGCGACAATATTTCAAAAACAAAGAAGGAAGCAATTTAAAAGCTCCTGTTAAAAGTGGAGTTAATCCTCGTAGGGTTAGTTTTGCTGCTCGTTTTTCTGGGATGAAAGGTTCTATGAAAGATGAAAAAGGAAGGCCTACTAGAAAAGCCCTGGCATTAAAAGCCTGGGGATTTGGATCAGAGGCAGCAGCAAGAAACTTTGCGAATAGAAACAAGAAAAGCTAATGATGGAAGCAAAGAAAATTTTAGAACGAATTAGAAAAGCAGAAGCTAGAAAAGATCTCTGGAGAGATATTTACCAAGAGTGTTATGAATATGCTTTACCTCAAAGAAATCTTTATGATGGATATTATGATGGCAATTCTCCTGGTCAAAGGAAGATGTCAAAAGTTTTTGATAGTACCGCAATTCACGCAGCTCAAAGATTTGCAAATAGAATTCAATCAGCATTATTTCCACCATACAGAAAATGGGTAAGACTACAGCCAGGTAACGAAATACCAGAAGAAAGAAAATCAGAGATCCAGGTTGAGTTAGACAAGATGAATGACAAAATGTTTTCTGTATTAAGACAAACTAATTTTGATTTAGCGATTGGAGAATTTCTTTTAGATTTATGCGTGGGTACAGCTTGTATGTTGGTATTACCTGGAGATGAGGTAGAGCCAATACAATTTATTCCTGTGCCTCAATATTTAATTTCTTTTGAAGAAGGAGCAAATGGAACGATAGAAAATGTTTATAGAAAAATTAGATTAAGAAATGATGTAATACAAAAACAATATCCAGATGCTAAGATCCCTACTGAATTTCAAAAAATAATTGATGAAAGGCCAGAAGAACATACAGATCTTTATGAAAGCACAATGTACAATCAAGAAGATGGATATTATCATTATTGTGTAATTTGGAAAAAGGGGCCAGAAAAAATCGTTCATAGAACTTATGAAACTATGCCTTGGATTATCAGTAGATATATGAAAGTCGCAGGGGAAATTTATGGTAGAGGCCCATTAATTACAGCTCTGCCAGACATTAAAACTTTAAACAAAACTGTTGAGCTGTTATTAAAAAATGCGAGCTTAAATATTGCAGGTGTTTATACAGCTTCAGATGATGGAGTATTAAATCCACAAACAGTTAGAATAGCACCAGGAGCAATTATTCCTGTTGCAAGAAATGATGGCCCTACAGGCCCAAGTCTAAAACCTTTACAGCGATCTGGAGATGTAAATTTATCTCAGTTAGTCATAAACGACTTACGTATGAACGTTAAGAAGATTATGTTAGATGAGAGCTTACCACCAGATAATATGAGTGCAAGATCAGCTACCGAAATTGTAGAAAGAATGAAAGAGCTTTCTCAAAATCTTGGATCTGCTTTTGGTAGATTGATTTCAGAGGCGGTACTCCCTTTGGTTAGAAGAACGTTAGCTGTAATGAATGATAAAGAGATCATTCAACTACCTTTGAAGGTTAATGGACTTGAAGTTAAATTGCAGCCGACTTCTCCTTTGGCCCTTGCACAATCAAACGAAGAAGTACAAACAGCTATGGGTTGGTTACAAATTATTCAACAACTTGGGCCTATGGGTGCTATGGCTGTTAGAATAGACAGGGTTGCAGATTTTGTTGCAGACAAGTTAGGCATACCTTCAGAGTTAAGAACTTCTACTGAAGAAAGACAACAGATGATAGAGCAAGCTCAACAACAAGCAGCACAAATGCAACAACAAGCAGCTCCACAAACTCAAGAAGAAGAAATTAATACACAAGCACAATTAGGATAATATGGATACTTATGATGATATAGGTTGGGAAGGTTTAGACTTCATCCAAACAATGGAGGCTACAGATGACCAAAAGAAAAAAGACACTTTGTTTGCAAAAGTGTTTAGTACACCAGAAGGTAAAATTGTTTTAGAAGAATTAAAAGCAAGAACAATAGATGCTCCTTCCTGGTATCCAGGTGCGAATGAGCATTTTGGTTACGTTAGAGAAGGACAGAATACAGTAATAAGAGAAATCCTTTTAAGGATAGGTCGTGCTAAACAAAACTAAATAGGAGGAAAAAATGGCTGAAGAAGCACAAACACAAGAACAAACAAATCAAACAGTAGAAGAAACAAAACCTAGCAGTTTGATACAAGAAGCAAGACAATCTGCTCCAAAGGAAGAAGTTGCTCCAGAAGATCAGGATCCAATTTCTCATTTAGCTTCTGATAAACCAGAAGAAGATAAACTTGGAGAAGAACAAAAAGAAGAAACAGAAGAATACGAAAGACCAGAGTATTTTCCAGAAAAATTCTGGGATGAAAAAGAAGGCCCAGATCTTGAAGCTCTAGTAAAATCTTACAACGAACTTCAAAAAAAATTTAGCCAAGGTGGTCATAAAGCTCCAAAAGAATACAATGTTGAATTTTTACAAAATGAAAACATTGATGTTAAAAATGATCCATTGGTAAAACAATATACTGATTGGGCAAAAAAATGGGGAGTTACCCAGGATGCCTATGAAGATCTTGCTAGAAACTTTATGGAAACAAATGCAGATTTTGTACAAAGATCTCAAGCTGATATAGCCGAGCAAAGAAAATTACTTGGCAATAAAGCTGAGGAAAGAATAAGCTCTGTTATGAAATTTGGAGATACTTTAAAAAGCAGAGGAGTATTATCAGATCAAGAATTAGCTGAATTTGATAATATGGCAGGTACAGCTTTAGGGATTAAAGTTATTGAAAAACTTAGATCTTATTATGGAGAACAGCCTATAGCTCCTGTAAATGTAACAGATGATTTAGGTTATTCTAAGGATGAAATCAAAGCTATGGTTGGAGATCCTAGATATGTTACAGATACTGCTTTTCGTTTAAAAGTAGAGAAATTGTTTGAAAAAGCCTTCCCAGGCGAATATAAACCTTAATAGCTTAGTTTTCATTTTTAGCCTCGTGAAACTCTGGGGTTGCACAAAATACTTGATGCAACCCTAGAAGTTTAATATAAGCAAATCAGAAGATAACCGAAATTTTTTTTGGCCTTCAGTTTTAAATAGCTGTAGCCTTTTTCAAAAGACAACTACGCAAAAGTGTAAATAACAACAATTATGTTAATAGGAGAAAACATATGGCAATAAATATAAGTAATGCGTTTGTTACTTTGTTTGATGCAGAAGTTAAACAGGCATATCAAGGAGCTGCGGCTCTAAGAAATTCTGTTAGACTTCGTTCTGGCCAAGGCTCCAACACTGTTAAATTTCCAAAAATTGGAAAAGGTGTAGCAACAGCTAGAATTCCTCAAACAGATGTAACTCCGCTTAATGTAACATATTCGCAAGTAACTGCGACTATGTCGGACTATAATGCTGCTGAATACAGCGATATATTCCACCAAGCAAAAGTTAACTTTGATGAAAGACGAGAGCTTGTTGAGGTAGTTTCAAAAGCTATCGCAAGAAGGCAAGATCAATTAATTATTGATGCTCTTGATGCTTCATCAACTTCATTAACTGTTGCAAAAACAGTGGTAACATCTGGATCTGCTACTGCTTCTAACTTGAACGTTGGAAAAATTATCGCAGCTAAAAAACTGTTAGATAAAAATAACGTTCCAAGTGAGGACAGATATATGGTAATTCACGCAAATAACGTTGCAGGATTACTAGCAGACGAAAGAGCTATCTCTAACGACTTTGCAGTGAAGGCTTTATTAAATGGTCAAATCACTGCTATGCTAGGATTTAATATCATAGTATTAGGAGATAGATCTGAAGGTGGATTACCATTATCAACTAACGACAGAACTGTGTATGCTTTCCATAAACAAGCTCTAGGTATGGCTGAAGGTATGGGGATCAAAACAGAGATCAACTATGTTCCTGAGAAAACTTCTTTCTTAGTTAATAGTATGTTCTCAGCAGGTGCTGTAGCGATAGATGATGAAGGTATCGTAAAAGTAACTTGTGATGAAAGCTAATAGAGGAGAATAATATGGCTTATACAAAAGCAAACCTAAACGCAATAGGTGGACAAAGTAAAGCAGGTCAAGCTCCTCAAATGTGGAGCTATACTGCACCAGGTACAGATACTTTGGCTGACATTAATACAGAAGGCTACTTCAATGGAGCAGCAGATGTATTAAAAGCAGGCGATCTTATCCATATCTGGGATGCTTCTGTTCCTACTTCTTCATTGGTAACTGTATTGTCAAATACAGGATCAGTGGTTGACGTATCGGATGGAACTGCATTATCAGTAGCTGATGCTGACTAATAACTAACATTGAGTTAGGGGGATTAATTTCCCCCTACTCATTTTTTTTAAATAAGGTAAAAGATAGTATGGCAGCAGGAGATACAAAAGTTTCTATAGCAAATAACGCATTAACATTATTGGGTGCAAATACTATCACTTCATTTACAGATGGATCTAAAGCCTCTGGCATAGCAAACAATATGTATGACTTTGTTAAAAAGCATACTCTTTCTATGTATCCTTGGAAATTTGCTTTAAAGAAAGTACAGCTTGCAAGAGATACAGCTACACCAGTGAATGAATGGGATTATCAATACACACTTCCAACAGATGCTGTTTCTAGTTTGCCTGTTGCAGTATTTTTTTCTGGAAACTCAAATGCTCCAAAACAATTAGACTTTGAAATTTATGGAGATAAATTAGTTACAAATTCATTAACAGTTTATATTGATTATGTTTATGATGTATTAGAGGCTAATATGCCAACATATTTCGTAACATTATTAGTTTATCAATTAGCTTGGCATCTTGCAGAACCTATCACAGATCAAACAACAAAAGCTGATTATTGGAAAACTCACGCATTAGGTACTGTAGCTGACCAAGGTAGAGGCGGATATTTTAGAAACGCAACCCAAATAGATGCTCAAGGACAGCCGCCAAATGTCATTGAGGATTATGTTTTAACAAATATAAGATAATGGCTGATAATGAGAATATTGTACGAATACAAACAAACTTCACAGCAGGGGAGTTTGATCCTTTATTAAGGGCCAGAATAGATTTAGATCAATACAGAGCTGCTGCTAAAGAACTTACAAATGTAATTTGCTTACCTCAAGGAGCTGTTCAAAGAAGGCCAGGCTTACAATACATAGACACAATACCTGCTGCAGCAAATCCACAAAATGGAGTACGATTACAATCTTTTGAATTTTCTACTGAACAACAGTATGTATTTTTATTTGTTTCAAATAGATTATACATTTACAAACTTGGTGTACTTGTAACTAATATTAATGGATCAGGTAATGATTATTTAGATCTTTCTACAACTGGGATAAGCTCAAGTAATTTATCAGAATTATATTTTTCTCAATCAGCAGATACTATGATTATTTGCCAAGAAGATATGAACCCAGTTACAATTACTAGAGGAGCTTCTCATAGCTCCTGGACAGTATCTAATTTAACTTTGGAGTATATTCCAAAATATGCTTTTACAATTAGTACAACTCCTGGAACTTCTTTTGCATCTCACACAGATTTAACTCCTAGTGGAATTGAAGATACAATTACATTAACCAACAAACCAACAAATGGTATTTTTTCAGATCCAGAAAGTACGTATGTAGATCAATACATAAATATTCAACCTTATGGTAGAGTAAGAATTGTAAAAAAAGTTTCAGATGATGAGCTGCAAGGATTTGTAGAAATACCTTTAGCATCTACAGATGATATATCAATCAATGATTGGGAATTTGAAAGTGGCTATGAAGATGTTTGGAGTGCTTCAAAAGGATGGCCAAGATCTTGTACTTTCCACGAAGGTAGATTATTTTTTGGAGGATCTAAATCTAGGCCTGCAACAGTATGGGGATCTGTAGTAGCAGATTTTTTTAATTTTAATCCTGGTCAACAATTACCAGATGAAGCTGTTGAAGCTACCCTGGATACAGATGAGGTTAATGCAATTAACTCTATTGTATCAAATAGAGATTTATTAGTATTTACTTCTGGTGGAGAATTTTTCGTTCCTCAAGGAAGTTTGGATCCTATTGAGCCAACAAATATAATTTTTAAAGTTACAACAAGAACTGGATCTAAACCAGTAAAACCAATATCAACTGAAAACGCAACTTATTTTATTCAAAGACAGGGTAATCAATTAATTGAATATATATTCCAAGATACAGATGTTAACTATAGATCTCAAAACTTTTCATTATTATCATCTCATTTATTAGATGATCCAATAGAAATAAGCCACGTTAACCCTACAAGCACAAGTAGGCCGCATACTATAGTTTTAGTTAATACAGATGGAACTATGGCTGTGTATCCATTTATTAGATACCAACAAGTAGTATCTCCTTCTTTATGGACAACAGATGGATTGTTTAAAAGTGTATGCTCAGATTTTGATGAAATTTATACAGTAGTTAATAGAACTATTAATGGATCAAGTGTTTATTATTTAGAAAAATTTGATTACGATTATACGACAGATGCAGGGATACAATTCTATGATGTAACGTTACCTGGATCTACAACAGTAAGTGGATTAACTTGGTTAGAAGGAGAAACTGTAGATGTGGTTAGAGATGATCTGGCCCTAGATAGAAAAACAGTAAGCTCTGGATCAATTACAATAGATACAATTCCTTCAACTTATGTAGAAGTAGGGATCCCTTATACTCCAGTAATTGAAACTTTACCTGTAGAAACCAGATTACCAAATGGAAACGTACAAGGATTTTTAAAGAGAATTACTGAAGTAAATCTGATATTAAACAATACACAAAGCATCAAAGTAGATACTGAAGAAGTGGCATTTAGAAACTTAGAGGCTTTGAGTTTAGGATCAGGAATTGAGTTTTTTACTGGTATTAAAACTGTGCAACCTTTAAGTGGATTTACTGAAGATAGCACAATAAGAATAACACAAACAAAACCTTTATTCTTTACCTTATTGGGATTAGAATACAAGGTAAGCATATAGGAGGATAAATGGTACAATACGTAGCAGCAGCAGCAGCAGTAACTTCAGCAGTGATGCAATACAAAGCAGCTCAAGCAACAGAAGCTCAATACAAAGCTAAAGCAAATATGGAAATCCTTAAAGGAAGGATAGCTGCTGTCCAGGCTAAAGAAGATGGAGTTAAAGTTTTAAATAGTACGATTGAACAGATGGCCTACAATAATGCCTTTGGTGCTAAAGGTAATGTTGATATTTTTGGTGGAAGTAGATTAGGTGTTGGAACTAAAATGGCATCTAAAGGAATTGAAGAATATAATATTGCTCAAGTTAATGCTCGTATTTCAAAAAATATGGGAGAGTATCAAGCAGCTATTGATAGATCTGCAGGTAAAACAGCTAAGACACTTGGCTATGCAAATGCTTTAGCAACACTTGGTCAAGGTGTTTATAGTTATGCAAAACTAGGTGGAACAAATCCATTTACTGGGCGACCATTAATGACAACTTAATATGGCAACAAGAAAAATAGAATATAAACCTTTAGGTGTTAGATTAAGATCCTTGCCTCAGATTGAGCAAACGCAGCTCGCTGAACAAAGACGAGGATTGTTAACCTTATCTCAAAAACTAGATCAGATTTCTGCTCAAGGTTTTAGAGAGTTTGGAGAAAAACAAGCTATTAAAGGAGCTGAAGAAGGAGAAAAATTTAAGGCTTATAAAGTAGAAACAGATGAGCTTGGAAATACAAATGTTAGTTTTGCTGATATGCCATCACAAGCTACAGATCCTTATAGCCAGGCTTATTATAAATCTGCACAAACTGCAGCTAAATTACAAATCAAAGGTTTATTTGAAACTAAATTATTTGATGCTTACACAGCAAATAGAGCTGATATTTCAGGTTTTAACAAAGCATCTCAGGATATTAAAGATGGATTATTAGAAGCATTAAGAGAAAAAAATCCTCAATTATACAATTACTTTGCTTATGATTTTGAACAATCAACAATTCCTTATGCAAAATCTGTTTATACAAATTGGTCTAGTGGCAAGAACGATATAGAAACCACTACTTTCCAGGGGTATATGAACTCTGGCCACGCAGGAAACATTATTAAGGGAGCTGCAAAAGGAGATGAGGGTTTAGCTAAGGCAGGTCAATTTGTTAATAATATGGTTGGAGATTATCTAAATCTTGGGCCTAAAGAAGAATTTACTGCAGGAAATATTTTTATACCTGCTGACAATACAAGATTAGGAATTAAAAAAACAGATGCGATTGGTAAAGATATTATTTATGCAAGAAAGAATTTTCAAAAAATTTATTTAGAAGAAACATTTAAACAATATAAAGGTAATGCCCCTGCTTTAATCAAAGCGATTGATAACGTAAGAAATGGAACTTTTAAAACTAAAGATTTCTTTGCTCCAGTTAAATCTGAAGAAGGAACTATTATTGGTGTTCAAGATGCTAACATAGCAGATATTTTAAATACAGAAGATAGAGAAACTTTAGCAAATGATTTATTTACAATCTTTAATAATGAAACAGATAGAGTTAATAAAATTTTTGAAAATGACAAAAAACTTATTGAGTATCAAGCAGGATCAGCTCAAAGTAAAATCTTACTTAAAATAATAAACTTGCAAGATGTTGATCCAGGCACAGATACTTCTGGTTTAGAAAAAGAAATTGAAAGAGAAATTGATTTATATGAAAAAACTTTCGTTTCTGAAAAAGGACAAAACTTTGCTAAGGATTTAAGATCTGCATATTTTAATAGATATAATGCAGATGATGATACTCCAGGTGTAAAAACGATATACGAAGAAGATGCTAGGCTTGGTATGCTCAATAAAAACGAATTATTAAAAGATAATAGATTAACTGGTAAATCTAAAACTGAAATTCTTAATATGAATAACTCTTATGAAATAGGAGATAAACACTGGACAGATCATAATTTATACAAAAAAGGTCAAAATATTATTAATGGTTTAGAAGCTACCTCTACTGCAGGAGCTTTATTTAATATGGGATCTAATAACAACCAAGAAAAACAAGACAAACTTACATCAATTTATAGAAAAACTTTTGAAGATTTGATTGATACAAAAGGTATTGGATTAGGAAGATCTGGAGATAGAATAAATCCTTTGGATGTGGCAAGTGTTATTCAAAGATTAGATCAAGAAGGAAAAATAATTATAACAGAAACTGATTTTAAAAAAGCTGTTAGTGGTCAAGATCAAGCTACAGGAAATCCAAAATTACAACAATATAATACATTGAAAAAACAAAAACAAAACTTAGAGCTAAAATTAACAACAGAAAAAAATAGTAAAAAGATTAAAGAAGATACTGCAGAAATAGAAAGATTAAAAGTTTTGATGAAAGATATTGAAGATAGTATCCCAGGAGGAATTGCTGACATAGAAAATAAAGCTATGAAAATGGATAGAACAAAAGTTTATTTCAAAGATGATAAAGGAAACGTATTAGAATTAACACCAAGAGATATTTATAATTATTTGGCAACAGATCCATTTAATATTATTAATGATAAACGAGAAGCAGAATATAAATCTTTATTTGAATTAACAGGAAGCAATTAATGAATAGAAAAGATAAAATTATTGAGATTGAAAGCACAGAGGGTATGGGAGATCTTGAAAGATTAATGGCTTTACGATCTTATGAAAATGAAAAATTACATCCTACTAATGTTCGTATAAACGAAGATAAGATGAACGCATATCAAAATGCTAAATCAGCTTTTGATAATGAAAACCAAGAAGCTGCTGCAGCAATTATTAATTCAAACAAAGATATTCTTGATGATGAATTTATTGCATCTCAAGAAGCAGAAGATAGTAAATTTAAAAAATTCTTTCAAGAAGGTTATAGAATGGTTGGTACTGCAGTTGAAAGTACACTAAACAACGTTTTTGAAGTAACTGATGATATTGTAAGACTTGGAGAAAAATATGGATTACCAAATCTTTATATCCAGGTTAAAGATGGCCAAGTTAATTTTTTAACTGAAAGACCAGAAGATGTTAATGTTAGACCATTAGAATTTGTAGATGATCCAGAAAGTTTAGTTGCTAATCTTGGATCTGGCTTTTTAGAATTTATGATCCCTTTTAACAGTATGTTAAAAGCTACAAAAGCTTACAAAGGTGGTAATGCTGCAACTAACGCATTAAAAGTTTATGGATCTGGAGCTGTAGCTGATTTTATGTTTTCTCCAGAATATGGAAACTTTGCAAGTTTATTAGTTGAGCTTGGTGTACAAAATGAATTTGTACAATGGTTAGACAGTAGGCCAGAAAATGCAGATGATTTATTTGAAAAATTCCAAGCAAGAGGAAAACAAGTTATTGAAGGTGGATTATTAGGAGTTATGTTTGATACAGCAATAAAAGGTATTAGATATATGAAACAATCTCCAGAGTGGGT